CTCGGCCTTGGCCGCCACCATCTGGATGCCGAGCTCGTGCTGCAGCGTGAGCGCGGCCTGCATGCGCTGGTGCGCCAGGTCGTCCAGCTCACCCTGCAGGCGCAGGCGCTCGATCTCGTGGGCGTGGTCCTGCTTCTTGTTGACCCAGGACGAGACTTCGCCCCAGACCATGCGGAAGACCGAGCCGCCGAGGAAGGAGAACAGGGCTTCGATCATTTGACCCACCTGGAGCCGAACTGCACCAGCGTGAACAGCACCGCCGCGGCCGCCCACACGCCGATGCCGCGGTTGATCCACTGGTCCACCTTGCGGTCGGTCTTGTGGATGGAGGTGTCGTGCACGGCGATTGCGGCCTCACACTTGCCGATGCGTTCGCCCTGGGAAGACTGGCGTTCCTCAATCAGAATCAGACGTTGGATGGCGTCGGTCAGCTTGTCCACTTTGGACTCAAGGCGGCGGAAGTCGTCGTCGGTCATGGGTAAGCGCTCCTCAACGCTGGCTCAAGGGTTGGGTGGTAATGGCCCGCAAGATCACAATGCACACCGCGACGACACTGCCGATGACGGCGTGGCCCCATGCGGGGATGGGAAGCTGGACCACAAAGCCCTGCAGCAGCGACAGCACCGCGAGAGCGATGGAGAACTGCACCGTGCGCGAGCGCAGGGCGGCCAGGATGAGTTGGGTGTTGGTCATGCTTGCTCCAGTGCAGCCACGCGGGCGCGAAGGGATTGGATTTCCTTGATGAGCATCGGGACCAGCTTGCTGTAGTCCACGCCCCAGGTCTTCTCGATCTCGTCACCGTCGTCGCCGGGGGTAACTGCTTCCGGGGCTACTGCGTGCAGGTCTTGGGCGATGACGCCGTACTTCACATGCTCATCAGGGGCCGCTTTCCAGTCGTGGCTGACGATCTGGATCGCGTCGATGTCATCGCTGGCGCTGGGGGCCGGGACGATGTTGTCCTTCAGGCGACGGTCTGAGGTGGTGTTGTAAAGAACACCCGTTGTGCCGTTTTGGGAAATAGACCCAATAGCTGCGTTGTCATAACCAAACAGGACATAACCAGTGCCACCAGCCGTTCCGCTGGCATGACCACTGTTTATGTAGGTTGCGTTGGCAAAAAACCCGTTTGTGTACGCAGCGGAACTTGTAGTCCCCACCAGAAAATCACCAGCTGTGGTGAATCTTCCTTTTTCGACGTTGTTGGTTAAGAACGCCTGAGCGTGGTTGGTCGACGTACCAAAATAGCTAACCGCCGATGCGCCTGTGCCAGATGTATAGCCAACATACACGGTGACATTGTTGTCGGAGGCGGTAATCTGAGGATTTCCTTGGGGGCTGATAAATTGGGCTGCGCTCCCCCCTAACGTGCTGACCTGAAATTTGTATGACCCACCTGGAACAACGCCCACCCCGAGGTTGGCGGAAGCATCCAGCCTCATCGCTTCCGTGAACGTGATCGCATTGCCTGCTGTGCCGGATGTGTTTGTGACAGACCAGCGGTGAGAGGCATCGGAAGCTATTTCGTAGAGCGCTGCCTTGTCTGCGGTTACGTTGTAAAGATATTGGTTTGCAGTGGAGCTACCACGTACATTCCAGCCAAAGAACGACTGTGAAGTACCAGTTGTTTGCTGACCAATGGTCGTGTAGTTGCCGAACTGCATTGTTCGATAAACGCCCTGAGCACTCGGCGTCACCCCCAGGCCGAGGTTGCCGGAGGCGTCAAGACGCAGTGTTTCATTTGACCCCGTGACGATTCGAAAAGCGTTGCCTACCGTGCCGATGTACAGCGAGCCCGCAGTTGTGCCGCTGTCAGCCAAATACAGCGCGTTGATTGCGCCGCTTGTACGAAAACGCCCGGACTCCGTAGCTGACCCAAGAACATCGAACTTGAACCCCGGCGTGCTCGTTCCAAGCCCAAGGTTCGTGCCATCAAACACCAGCCCGCTGCCCGTGGTCACCACCTTGCTGCCGTTGAGGTACACCACGCCGTTGGCGGTGCCGGCTGAGTAGGTCAGCGGCAGGTACGGGCTCACCCAGCCGTTGCCCGAGTTGTCGCGGATGGAGGCGATAAAGCCCGACATCGCGCGCAGGTAGTTGTCCAGATCAGGAAAGACGTTGTCCGACCCCGATGGCGAGTTGCTGGCCAGGGTGGTGCTGAGATCGGTCACTAGGGTGGGCACGGGCATGGGGTAACCTCAGATGTGAAAAAGCCCGCGGCAAGCGGGCTGGGAGGGGGTGAAGGGGAAGGGTCAGAAACCGAGCAGGCCCGGCAGGCTGATGCCGTAGCTGGCGGCTTGGCGGCGGCGGCTTTCTTCCACTTGGCGCATGGTGTCTTCCAGGTCCAGCAAGCCTTGGCGGTTGCGACTGAGCAGGATCTGGCCCATCTGGTCGCGCGCCGGCTCGGGCAGCTTGACGCGGTTCCACAAGTTGGCGCCGCTTTGCAACACACCCGGCACGTTCATGGCCGAGGCGTTGCCCACCATCTGGCCTGCGGCCTGGATAGCAGGCATGTCCAGATCTCCAGCGCCGTACATCCGCGCGGCCGTCTGCGAGCCGCGGCCCACCGTCTCCAACTGCTTGAGCTGGCGCTCCTTGGACACGCTGGCGGCAAACTCGCGGTACGCGCGCTCGGTGCCGAAGATGGCCTTGAGCTTTTCCTGCATGCCCTGCTCGCGCCACAGCTCCATCATCTGCGTCTGCCCGGCCCGGGCGCCGAGCTTGGCGCGCAGCGACTCAAACGCCCCCAGGGCGAAGGCGTCCTTCTCCGAGCGGCTCATGCCGGCCTGCATGGTCTTGATGGTGGCGTCGTCCTTGGTCAGGGCATTGCGCCCGGCGGTGGCCGCGTCCATGATGGCCGATGGCCCGGCAAACGCATCTCGCGCAGCCTTGTACTGGCCCATCGTTGACTGGTCGAGCTTTTTGATCAGGTCGCGCCGCAGATCGTCATAGGACGCGCCCAGCGGCGTCAGCTTGCCGTCTGGCTTGGTCTCCTTGCTGATCAACTGGTCCATCCCCTTCTTGAGGTTGTCCAGGTCGCGCATGGAATACGGTTGGTTTCCGGTGGTGTCCAGCGTCCAAGGTTGATTTCGGGCGATGGCCATCTTCTGCCCGAACTGCGTGGCCCCTAGTTGCTCGGCGCGGCCAATCATGTTGGTCAGGCTGGCGTTGGGCTGCACAGTCATTTGCCGGAGCGTTTCGTACAGCGGGCCGGCTGCGGCCTCGCGCTGCGCCATCCAGTCGCCCATCTCGGTGGACATGCGCAGCCCGCCGGTGCCCGATGCGCTTTCGGCCGCGTCGATCATGCGGTCAGCTCGCCCGGCCTGGCGGTTGCGAATGACGGTCTCCACCTCGTTTTTGGTACGCCCGGGCAGCGTGGCCAGGGTGTCCAAGAGTTGGCGGGTGTTCTGGCCTCCGGTGTCGGCCACGGTGGCCTCGGGGCCCAGACGGTCCATGCGGGTGACCGCCTGCTGCACCGGGCGCTGATCTCGGGCGAATGCTTCCGCCACCTTCTGGCGGGCGTACTGCAGAGCGGCAGAGTCGCTGAAGTTGCTGGCAATTGCTTGTCCCGCCGCGCCCGCGCCTCGCATCAATGGAACCCCAAGGCCGCCCATGGCCAAACCGATACCGGCGCCCACCCCGGCATCCCCCGCCAATCCGGAGGCGTCTTTGGCCTGGCTGTCGCCCAGCGCGTTGACCGCGCCCGATACCATCCCGACACCACCCACCGTGGCGGCCTGCCCGGCCATGCCAGTGCCAGCAGGCAGAAACCTCGCTAACGGCCCACCCCACGCCATTGATGTCAGCAATTGGGAGGCAGCCGTTCGCACGGGCTCATCACGCTCCTGCTGCTTGACAACGCTGCGCACGGCGTCGCGGGTTTCCTCGTAGTTCTGGCGCAGGGGCTTGTCGTTGAACAGGGACTTGGCCCCGCCCACCACGCCGCCGATGATCTCGTCGCCAAACCCGAAGGTCGGGCCTTGCATCGTGGCCAGCAATGCCTTGCCGGTGTGTCTGGCAACATCGCCCAAAGTGGCGCGCTGCGGTGGTCGCGCCCCTCCGGCCTCTTGGTACGCCTTGACGACGATGTCGAAATCAGGCGTGCCCTTCTTGTCGGCGTTCTGAACGATCCAGGCCGCATACTCGTCTGCCGTCGCCATGTCAGGGCCTCCCGCCGTTAATGATCGCGTCCGCCTGCGAGCGAACGTCAGAGCCGCTTGTCAGGTAGGCCAGCGGGTTGGGAACATCGTTCATCAACTGCATTGCCCTCTCCCGGCTGATCTTGCCGGCAAGCGCATCGCTTGCAATCTTGCCGAGCTTCTGGTCGTACTCGTACAGGCCGCGCATCGTGCTGATGATCTTCTGGTTGCCGCCGGGCTGGTTGATGAGGCGGGGGAGCGACTGCCGGAACAGATCCACGTCTTTGTCAGACATGGTCCCCGAGCCGACTGGACGCTGCTGCGGAATCAGGCTCTGGATGATTGCCTCCGCCGCCTGGATGTCATCCAGACCGGCCGTGTTGACACCGAACTGGCCTGCGTACATCTTGACCGCCGGCGTGAACCCGCCGCCGGTCTTTTGCAGCAGCTGGTCTAGGCGGTTGACTTGCCCAAGCGCGCGCACCGCACCTTGCCCTTGCTTGTAGATTTCCGCAAACTGATTGGCGATGACCTCGCCCGCCTTGGCCTCGAACTTGTTGTCGCCGGTGTTGACGCTAAGGTTGGTTCCTGGCTGGTGCGTCGTGGCCTTGCTGATGGCGTTTTGGTAGATCGCGCGGTGCGGGTCACCCTGCGGCAGCGCGTTCATCTCGCTCATCAGTTGCCCCACGGGGCTCATCTTGGCGGGGTCAGGCATGGCGTCCACCAGCACCCGGTTGGTCTTGGGCTCCAGCAGCCGCTCACCGGCCCCCAGCTTGATGGGCGTGGTGTCCTTCTGCGTGGCCGTGAGGTAGTCCATCGGCTTGATCTGTCCCGCTTGCAGGGCGCCGTACAGAAACTGGTTACGCGGGTCCACTTGGGGCATCCTGGCGGCGTTGGCCGCCGTGGGGCTGGCGTCTGCGCCCAGGGCTTGCAGCGCTTGGCTCTGCGGGCTGGGGATGGACCTGCGGAACGCATCCAAACGCTGGCGCTCCTCTTGCGCCATCCGTTCTGCTTCCTGAGCCTGCCGCAACTGCAGCACGGCGGCTTCTTGCTGAAGGGGCGCCAGCGCGGCCAGGCGCCGCTCAGCCGCAGCTGCGCGCTCCTCCTGCAACTGCTGGAACCGCATCTGCTGCTCGCGCAGCTTGCGGGCCTCCATGGCCGAGCGGGCCTGTTGCACATCGCCCAGCGCGCCCATGCCGGCCTGGCCCAGTGCCGCGCCGAACTTGCCCGGCGTGCTCATCAGGCGCATACCCAAGCTCAGCAGCCCGAGCTGGTTGGGGTCGTCCACAAGATCCAGAAGTCCAGGCATGTCAGCCTCCAAGTAGTCCGCTGTAGCGCCACAGGCCGCTGTTGGGCTGGCCGGTGGTGGGGGTGGTGAGCAAGCCCGTGGGCTGCGGCGCCATCTGGCGCGCCTGCGGGCTCGGGTCAAAGCCGCCGCGGCTGATGGTGGGGCGGTAGCCCGAGTCCACGTAGCCGCCGCCGCCACTGCTCCCGCTTCCGCCCGTGGCGCTGAGCAGGGCACCGGCACCACTGAACAGCATCCTGGCCATCTGCGGGTTGGCGGTGGCCCAGGCTTTGAGGCTGTCCAGCGGTGTTGTGGACACATCCACCGTGGGCACCGACTTGGCATCAGGCCCCATGTTGGCGCGGTCGGTGGGGTTGACGCCCTCGTTGGAGTAGTTGGCCGGATCGGTGGCCATGGTGCTGGCGGCCAGCGTGGCGGCAGCGGCGGCCGGCGCCGCGGTGGACAGCAACGACGGTGCTGCGGACCCCAGCTTGCCGGTGGTGGTGATGGTCTGCAGGCCAGGGCCGGCAACTTCCGGCGCGACGGCTGCCAACTCGGGCGCCACCGCTGCCATTACTTCCGGCGCAATGAGGCCCCCCATGGGCGCAACAATGGCTGCAGGTGCGCCAGTGCCGGTCAGCAGACCCCCTGACGTCAATTCCGCCAACGGCGCCGCCAGCGTGGTGCTTAGCGGGGCTGAGCTGAGCGCTGTAGGGAGCGCGGCTTCCGCTGCAGCCACGGCCGCAGGCGTGATGCCAGAGGTCAGCGATCCCGCCCCAGCGGCAGCAGCTTCTCCCGCCCCGGCAGCCGCAGCAGCCTCCCCCAGCATTGGGATGCCGTAGACCGCCGCCGCCATGGTTGCGGCCAGCTTGGCAATGTCGCGTACATCGCCCATGTCGGACGACGAGCCCCACTGCGGCTTCAAGTAATTGTTGCCCTGCTCATCCGTGCCGATCTGGTAGCTGACGTTGCCGTCCCCGCGAGCACTCCAGCCCAAAAGCCCATCCTTCAGGTAGTCACCAGAGTTGTTGCCAAACGTGTTGTCGTTGTTGTAATCGCCCGCGAACCCGATGGTGCGGTCACCCAACACGGCCTGCCTGACCGGCACGTCAACGGTTGAGCTACCAGACTGATACGCAGCATCGCCCGTGCCTTCGTAGGTAGGCACCACGTTTTGAATGGTGGAGTCTTTGAAGCCAATGGTGCTGACGTCCGTGACGCCTTGCTTTAGCAGCAGATCGGCCAGTTCGGCCGCGCGGTCAATCCCGCCTTGGTTCCAGTCGCCGCGGTTGCCGTACAAGGTTCTGATCTGGTCGGCCAAGCCAGAACCAGCCCGCACCTGCGGCACTTGCTGGCCGGCATCCATCAAGCTCAGCAGGCCCCCCGTGTCCTCCATCTCAGCATCGGACATCAGGCGGTAGCGTGTGTTTGAGCGTGCCATCTCAGCCTCCGAACAGCATCCTGTAGATGGCCGCCCCGGTCAGGCCGCCGCCCAGCAGTTGCGAGGCGGTGGACGGGTCTGGCGCGTTCTGCGTCTGCGTGCCGCCCTGGCCTTGGCCCAGCGCTTGGCCATACGCCGCCAGTTGCTGGCGCGGGTAGTTCTGCGCCTCCTGCCACCAGCGGTAGTTCTGGTCGGCTTGGCCTTGGTCAAAGGCCTGGCGCTGCTGGCCGGCGTTGAGCAGGTTGTTGGCGTCCACGTAGTCCTGGTTGGCGAACTGCGGGGCCATGCCCATGGCCGACTGCTGGAAGCCTCGCTCTTGGCCGGTGATGGCGTCTTGCCGGCCGGCTTGGGACTCGCCCGCGTTGAACATGTTTTGCGCGTACTGGTTGCCGGCGTTGAAGCGGTTTTGAGCTTGCTGGTTGCCTGCGCTGAACAGGTTGTTGGCCTGCTGCTGGCCTGCGCCGTACAGGTTCTGAGACTGTTGCTGGCCGGCGTTGAACAGGTTGGCCTGGGTGGCCGCGCCGGCGTTGAACTGCCGCCCCGCCATCGCCTCGCCCGAGTTGTAGAGGTTCTGGGCCTGCTGCTGGCCCGCCCCGTACAGCCGTGAGGCCATGTTCTCGCCAGCGTTGAACTGGCGCCCGGCTTGAGCCTCGCCCGAGGAGAACATCCGCCCGACCTGGTTCTCGTTCAGGTTGGCCGCCTGGTTGTAGGCGTTCATGCGCATGTCGGTGCCGATGCGACCCAGGTTCTTCATCAGGTCGTTCTGCGAGTTCTGCTGCATCTCCATCACGCCGGAGTTGCCAAAACTGCCCGAGGACTGCATTGCCTTGTCCCAGGCCGGTTTCTGGGTCAGGTTGTAGGACTTGACCAGATCGCCCTGTGCGTCCGCGATGGACTGCGACAGGTACGGGTTGCTCATCTGCGCAAACGGGTTGCTGGCCCCCAGGTACTGATTGCCCACGTTGGCTGCTTGGTTGGCCGTGCCGGCGTAGGAATTGAACTGGCCCGCGTTGGCGTTGCCCACGTTGGCCGCGTTGTTGCCCACGCCCGCGTTGGGGTTCATGGTGTACGCCTGGCTGTTGAACACCTGCGCTTGGTCGTTGGCGGTGTTGGCATACGGGTTCATCTGCCCAGCGTTGGTATTGCCCGCGGCCTGGCGGCTCATGAAGCCGCCATTGATCGTGTTTTGCAGCTGTTGGTTGGCCGCGCTCATCACCGGCGAGCCCTGCATCGCCCGGTTAACCACCGCTTGCCAGCCTTGCGTCAGCAGGTTGTTGGGGCCGGTGTAGGTCTGCGGGCTGGCTTGGTAGGGCGTGTTGGCCACGCCCTGCGCGCGGGACATGTAGTCCTGCAGGTACGGCTCCATCCAGGGCAACGGCGCGTTGGTGGTGGTGTAGGTGGGCATGGTCAGTTTCCTGTGAGGGACCGGGTCGCAACCCAGTCGGTGTTGAGCACGTTGTTAGAGCCCGAGGTCAAGCGCAGCCAGCCGGTGACGACGTACTTGGCTCCCGCCGAACCCGCTTCCGCCGGGGCGCTGTGGCGCACGAAATCTCCCGCCGCCCAGGTGCCGGTGGTGGGCACGCTGGACGCTGCGTTGGTCACCGCGCTGATGCGGCCCTCGCTCAGGTCGTTGACCTGCTTGGCGGTGTCCCGGAACAGATCCGTGAGCTTGCGTTCCCAGAACGCCTTGTCGGCAGGAAAACGCGGGAACGGGTCCAGCCTCATCGCCGCCCGCCCTCGCGGAATTCAGGGCGCACCGCCGTCACGGTGAAGTCCCCGGTGGTGTCCACCTTGAAGCGGTGCCAGCGCGCCGTCTGGCGCAGGTTGTGCCGGCCGTCCGCTTGCGCCTGGCTGGAGCCCGTGGCCACCGCGTCGCCCTCGGCGTCCTTGGTGTAGCCGGTGCCGGTGCTGGTCGTGGGCTTGGCGGTGTAGCGCACGCGCAGGTTGGTGCACGTCCGATACCCCTCGTCGTCTCCGAAGTCGCCCGTGGTGAAGGACGCAGACGCACAGGCCCCCGACAGGGTGGACAGCACGTTGCTGCTGCTGACCACCGACGGGCTCACCGCCCCAGCGATCCAGAACAGCGAATCGAACGGCACCGCCGGGCCGGCGTCGTAGGTGGAGATGGAGGCCGCGCCGCCGTCGTAGGTGATGGTCGGTGAGGTGTAGTTCACCACCGCCTGGATGGTCTGGTGCGCCAGGCCCCAGCGCTGGGTGAGCGTGTGGTACACGGCGCCGCGGTTCACTGCGCCATTTCCTCCGGCTGACGGGTAGAAGATCCACACCAAGTGGTTGGCACGGTCCCACAGGCACTGCACCTTGTACTGGTAGGTGCCCGCCATGTCGTCGAACAGCCACTTGCGGATGGTGCCGGTGGCCAAGGGTCTGGGCACGGTGCCGTCAAACAGGTAGACGTTGTCCCGGCCCACAAACACGTGGCCGATCACGGTGTCCACCACCGCGTCCTGGCCCACGCAGCCCACATCGGTAGAGACCTGCGTCCAGCGCCAGACCTCGGGCGCGCCGACGTAGGTGCCCACGAACATCGTGCCCGACTTGTAGGCCACCAGGTTGTCGCCAAAGCGCCGCGCCGCGTTGATCGGGCCCGAGCCACCGATCAGACGCCCGGTCACGCACTGGTTGGCCACCGACAGCGTCCAGTTGGTGTCGTCCAGGTAGGCTGAGCAGTACCAAGCATCCGCGTTTGCGCTGGTGTTGAACGCCACGGCGAAGCCTTGCGCGGCCTCGATCATCTTGGCGTTGGGGGCCCCTGCGATGTCGGCAAACGCCCCCGAGGTGCTGCGCTGGATCGGCGCGGTGGGGGTGGCCGCCAGGGTGGCGTTGGCGTACTGGATGAAGCTCCAGCGGTCATCTGCGCCCAGGGTGTAGCTGGCACCGCGGGAGCGGTCGGTCCAGCTCGTGCCCGACAGCTCGTAGAGCTTGGTGCTGGTGCCGGCCAACAAGCGCCGGTTGCCCGACAGGTCCGAGGTGGAGACGATGCCGCGGCAGGCCGAGGCCAAAGCAGACACCCCCACCGTCGTGGCCACGGGCGCACCCTTCATGCCCGCCTCAAACGGGATCAGGTTGGTGCAGGCCGTAAGCACCCCGGCGGTCGTCGGGTCGGCGTCTGGGGCAAAGCCGAGCAGTGGCGTCACAGATGCCTCACCCTCATCGCAGAGCCCGAGCGCAGCGTTTGGTCGTCAACGGCCTGCAGTTGCGCCGCCTCCTGGCCAAAGCGCGCCAGCCACATCGCCTGCCGGGCGTCGTCCATCAGGTAGCCCGCCCCTTCAGCCACGGCGGCAAACAGGTAGACGCTCGGGTGGTTGGTCAGCAGCCAGTTGGTGGGCGTGACCGACAGCGCCGCAAAGCGCTGGTAGTAGTCCAGGCTCACCGTGTAGACCGCGTCTGGCGTAGGGCCGAACTGGACCACGTCGCCCACGATGGTGTAGACCACCGGCTGCCCCGTGACGTAGCCCTTCGGGAACTTGCGGTCCATGATCTCGGGTGTGACCACCGACAGCGCCGCGGGCGGCGTGGTGTTGGTCAGCGTGATGTTTTCCATCTCCAGGAAGTCGCTGGGCAGCGTCACGGTCTGCGTGCCGGCCACCGTGCTCAGCACGGCGTTGGTGACCTGCTTGCGCAAGCGCAGCTCGCGGGCGATGCGCGCCTCGGCCAGCGTGATGAAGTCCGGGATGATGGCCGTCAGGTCGGTGCGGTTGAGCCAAGCGGCCACCGCCGTCTGCAGGTCGGAGTAGGTGGCAATGGCCATGTCACACCCTGCCCTTCCAGATGC